GCGCTTTAAAACAGCAACAGATAGTGTCAAACCATCTATCTTAGCTCTCTCTTGAAGAACCTCATCACAATGTTTTCTATAATCGCTACTAGTTCCGTAGAGCGGCATAGAAACAATTTCAGAACGGGAAAGATGATAAAGTTCTTCTTTCTCATCCAGTTGAGATTCTTCCTTCGCGGCATCTAATTGCTTCTGCAAATCAGCAATTTTGCCGTTCATATAATATCTAAATTCAGCGGGCCAATTCAAAACAACGGGGAGATGGCTCATATCTACTCCCGCTTCGTAAGCGATAAGCATATTCACAACAACAGTTGCTACTATTCTATGCTCTCGATACAGATACTTAATCATGTCGGGTTCGCTAAATGCCCTACACATTAGAACTTCCATATCGTGCTGTTCTTCCTCCGTGACAGCCATTGACTCGGTCGTAAAAGTTGCAGAACCATACAAAGATTCGTAAATCTCTTCGTATTTCTGCAGAATGGGGTGATCAATATGATATTCATTCTTGAATATCTGCATCCCCCAATCTCGAACTTTATTAAACTTTTGTTCCGTGGTGCGGAGAAAAATCTCCCGCAAAAACGAATTAAAAGCATTCATAACTTGATCTTCTTCACTAGCTGATCTAGAGGGCAAGATCCACCCTATGGTTTTCTCAGTGGAATTGAGGGTCAAAGGCATCCTCCATCCCTCAGGAGATCGAATAAAAGATCGTCTAAGAAAACTAGCATCAAGCAAGGTCACATGAGGTGACTCATGATCACCCTTCACCGCACTGGTGAAAGTCATACCGAGTAGGTCCTTACACGCCCCAGCAAAATAAAAATTATCAAACCACAGGCATGAAGGATGAACACCCACAAGCATGTCATCTCCGTAGACCAACATTACCAAAAATTCGAATGGATCTTTACCCGAACCTTTAGGGTGAGATATAAAGATAACTACAATTATGACAATTCCTTTAACTGAATTATCTTCTGCAGTTCCGAACTTACCAGAAGGGGTTATCATAGCCATTATTATGTCTCCAAGTATATTGACAAATGGATGCATAAAATCGCTAAGAAGTCCATTCACAATCTTTAGTGCATCGACAGAGTACCCTAATGCTTTAAGGATTATCATTATGATAGTGTATGCAGCCCAAGTAATGTCAGGGCACATGGATACATCATAACCTTGATAGTCTCCTTCAACCAGTTTTGAGACTTCTGCAGTACTACTAAACCGCAAAAGGTGTTTAGCTATGGAATTAGCTTCACGATGCGCATCAACGCCAATGGCACATCCAAAATCAAGTCGGTATTGCGCCATAAGGGAGTAAAAAGGAGACAAGAACTGTTTAGCAACAACCAAACTATCTAGCATTCCTGCATAAAACAACCTAGTTTTGCCGGCCCTAGCCTTCTCAACTTGACGAGGTTCATCTTTAGGAAGACCAGTAAATATGATAGGACAACTTTCACCTCTAAGATATTTCTCCTTACGATCAATGACTTTCTCCATGAGCTTATCAATAGGTTCATTGGAAATCCCATCAAGAGATTCAAAATAAACTGATTTCTTTCCAGGGTAACCAAATCCTCCACTTTTAGTAAGGTCTATCTTCCTAGTGTAATAATCTTCTAGCGCACCGTTAACAGCTTCCTTAAGTGATAT